CGCGCGCGCACGAGATCGATAAGCGCCGGCGCAAGCTCGACGGCCGCGTGATGTTCCCGACCACGCATGACATCACCCCGGAGACGTTCGGCTCCTGCGCCAAGGTCCTGGGCGAGCTGCTCCGGGCCGGCAACGAGGTCCTGGTCGTGACCAAGCCGCCGGTCAGAATGACACGTAACTGTGCACAGAACGTGACAAGATGTGCGCAGAAGGTAACGCAAGTGCCAAGAAGTTGGCACGTCACTGCTGCACGTTGCGGCCCGCTCCCTGCCCCGGAGCCTGCCCCGGAGCAGGACGAGGACTATGCACCTCATCCCTGGCACCCTGCGCTACTGACTGTCCGGTATGTTGTCTATGAGGATAGGGGAGTTGAGCTTGTGGGTCCCATCCAGGCCCTGGAAACCCGAACCCCTCCGCCCCCCCTTCGGGTCCCTCTGCCCTCGATCTACCTCCCTCCTCCTATTGGAATGGATTCTCAAAAGTCCACTATTGACAGGGTGTGAAAAAGTGATAAGATGGGGCGGAAAGTGAGATTTTGGATGAATAGGGGGGGCAATGACGATCAAGGACATGAGGCAGAGGGCGGGGTACATTGAGGCGACGCTCCATGATGCTCCGTCCTGACCCGACTATCAGCAACCTCGCGGACTGGAAGCCAGCCACGCGCGCGAACCTTGAGACCGCGATGATGGCGGGTGCACTTGTCAGTTTCGAGTTTCCTGGAGTTGACTGGAACGACGACGGAGAACGGGAGACAAAGATCACGAAGCTGTATGCCGAGGTGATGGACGAAAAACCGAATCGGTTATCCATGTTGATTCGTGGCCTTAGTACGAACTGGTGGGTGACGAAAGCCGAGTGCACGCTGATCGAGACGGCACCGTAGCTGCGCCGCGGACTTCCTCATCGCGGAGTTGGACAAGGAGAAGCCGACGCCATGCCCGGCTTCACGCTGAACATCGCGGAGGTCTGCTACAGGCTGCGCATTTGCGCCAAGACGGCACGGCGATGGGCGCGGGCTGGGCTGTTGCCGCACGTCACGTTGAAGAGGAACCTGGTTCGCTACAGCGACGACATCAGCGCGTTGACCGTGGCGGCCCTGGCGCGGGAGAAGGGGTACATTCATGCCGATAAGCCGCGTAGCCGAGTACCGGGACGACCGGGAAAGGACGATCAAGGTGCTGCAACCGCTGGCGGGGAAGGACGTGGAGCCGGCGCTGATGCGGCCGACAACGTTCCTGGCCTGCGTGATTCTGACGGCGCAGGGCCGGGGGCCGCAGGGCCAGGTGATGCAGGCGCAGCAGCCGGTGGAAATCCAGATTCCGGCATCTGACATCGAGGTCGCGTTTGCGGCGTTCGATCAGGCCGTCAATGACTTCATCGAGAGGAAGAAGGCGGAACAGCGGCGCATCCTGGTGCCGAAGAACAGAATCAACGGGGCATGAAGATTCATTCCTTCGATATTGAATATTCCGCCGGTCTCTATTGGAAGATCGAGAACACGCCGCAAATCTGGCTGATGCAGTGTATCCGAGACACTGGTGACCGCCTTGCCGAGAAGATGATCTACGCGCCGTTTGTTGCGTTGGTCGAAAAGCACTTTTGGGGGAAACCGCACAGGCGGAAACCCGTCGGACTTATCAGCTATTGGATGAAACATGAAGATTTAGCCAGCCAGGGTCAACGTGGATGGACACGTACAGCCATGTGGTATGCCTCCGGCCGGGAGTGCCTCTCTCGGTAGGTGCACGAAGTCTCAACTAAGGCGAGAGACCCGGACCGGCATAGTCGGTACTCAAGCCCGACACCCTGGTGATTTATGACCATCAAGCCTGACACCGAGACCGTCCCGCGGCGAACCTGGAATCAACTTACCAGGGTGGTGAAGCGGGCGGGGCTGTGGAAGCAGTGGTGCGCCATTCGGTTTCGCCTGAAGGGCCAGAGCGTCGTGCCGGAGGACATAAAGGCGCAGATGCGCGCCTGGCTGTACGAGAACATGACGGCCTTGCAGATCGAGTTGTATGACAACGCGCCGGAGGGCACGGTGCTGCCGCCCATTCAGCCGGGATCGACTAACGTGACGACGCAGGGTTACGCCAAGTTGGTAGAGGGCGCGGCCGAGGAAGCCGCCGAGGCCAAGGCGTCGCCCCGGCATCGGGTATCGCGTGACGGCTTCTCCGGCTTTCCTCTTGAGCACATTCGATGGTGCTTCGAGCGGTTCGGGGCAGAGGAGGCGGACGAAAAGGTCGAGCGCCGCGAGGCCCCGTCGCCGGCCGCCTATGGCCTGCTCGTGCTCATGCGCTCGGACCCGTCCACGGGCCGCGAGGTCGCCAAGCGGTGTATGCAGGAAACCTACATCAAGCGGGACGACACCGACGCGGACGAGGAATGGTTGCATCTTACCGGGATCGACGACAGGATCATCGAGTCGTTCGCCGAGTTCAAGGCTGACGTGGAGAAGGATGGCGATGTTGCTAAGTTTGTCAAACGTGCCGAAGGATTATCGGGGGAACTTGCTGTGGCGGCGGTATCTGGGGGTGCTGCTGCACCGGCCGGGACCGGCCCGACAGGCGATAATCCGGGCGTGCAAGGCTGACCCGCTGTTCTACATCAACAGCTTCCTGTGGGTGGATAACGCGATTGGCTGGCCGCCGTGCAGCCCTGTCATCACCTGGGAGGACCAGGAGCGCCTCGTCAGGATTCTGCACCGCAACGTCCTGATGGCCCGCGACCCCCGGCATTACCACGAACGCTTCGACGTGCATATCGACAAGAGCCGGGAAGTCGGCGGCACCATCATCGTGCTGGCCTTCCTGGACTGGCTGTGGCGGTTCAACCTGTCCACGCGCATTCATTGCATCAGCGCCAAGGCCGAGAAAGTTGACAGCAAGGAAGACCCCAGCGCCCTGTTTCCCAAACTCGACTACTACGAGGAACGGCTGCCGAACGCCATGGCGCTCCGGGGCCGGAACCATTCCAACGTGAATGGCCGCGCCATGCTTAAGATCATCAACCATAAAACCGGAAGCGTGATTACCGGAGAGGCCAGCAGCAACAACGCGGGTCGCAGCGGCCGGTACTTGGTGGCGCTGCGGGACGAAGAAGCGGCGTGCGAGAACGGCGCGGCCATTTCGGGGTCGTTGGCCGACACGACGCGAATGCAGATCAGGTTGAGCACACCCAAGGGATCGAACGGCAGCTTCTATGCGGGCAAGCTCAAGAAGAGCATCGAACACATCAGCCTGCATTGGAGCCGCGATCCGCGCAAGGCCCTGGGACTATACAGCATCAAGGGCGGGCAAGTGAAGGTGCTGGACGCGAAATGGCACGAAGAGAATCCGGGGCATCGGTTCGTCGTGGCCCCGACGGATGCCGACCCGGGCGTGCCATGGGAGTTTCTGCGGTCGCCGTACTTTGACAACAAGCAGGAGAGCGCGGACAGCCACCGGGACGTGGCGGAGAACCAGCAGATCAGCTATTTGGGATCGGGGTCGCCGTTCTTCGAGGCCGAGCGCGTAGAAATATTGAGAGTCAAGAACTGTCGTGAACCCGTGTGGAGCGGCAATGTCGGCGAACTGGTCGTCGGGGCCGCCAAGATCGAGGACCGCGACATCCGGCACAACAGGTGCCGAATCTGGTTCGCCCCCACGCTCGCCACCAAGTTGCCGCCCCAGGACACGACCTATACGATTGGGGCCGACATATCGGCCGGGAGCGGCGCGTCCGACAGCACCGTGAGTGTCGGCGATGACCGCAGCAAGGTCAAGGTGCTGGAGTTTATGACGAACGGCATTGCGCCTGAGAGCTTCGCCAAGTTGGTAGCGAAGCTGTGCGAATACTTCACTACGCCGCTGGGAAAGCCGTACCTTTCCTGGGATCAGGGCGGCCACGGCATTGCGTTCGGAACCGAGATACAGTCCCATGCCGTGCTGATGCACCACCACGTCAACGTGGATGGCGAACCAGCGAAGCATCCCGGCATTCCCAGCGCCAAGCAGACCAAGTACGCGGTCTTCATGGCGTACCGCGCTGCTTTCTATGAAAACGTGTTCGTGACGCACAGCCAGGAGACGTATCGCCAGTTGAGCGAGTTCGTGTACGACGGCAGCACCGGCGCGACGCCAGGCATCGCGCATCAGGCCAGCAAGGCGACCGAAGACGACGCCGACCGCGGCGATCAACACGGCGACATCGTGACCTCCGAGGTCGTGCTATGGGCCGCCATGGCCGTCAGACCCATGCCGATCCCGGAAAAGAAAATCATCCCCTATGGCTCAATCGCCTGGAGGATGCAGCAGCAACAACAGGCCGATGCCAATAAATCCATGTTCCGCCCCGGTAACGCCAAGTCCATTGTTTACATACGGTAACCCGTACTTTTCCGCCGCCACAACGTGACTTTTTTAGAAAACAGTTGACATTTTTTGTCGGTCGTGTTACCATTCGACCCCAACAGGTGACAATCTACGTCACATTGGGGCGACAATTTTGGTAACATCAACTGAACCCGACATAAAAACGCGAGTCCCGAAGCGGCTCATGGTCTCGGTGCATCAGGCATACGAGGACATGAAGCCCCATCGGGAGCGCGCCAAGGAAGCCAAGGGCGAGTTCACCGGCCGGATGTCTCAGAACTTCGGATCGCCGGAGGAAGTGCCGATCAACAAGGTGCGGCAGCTTGTGCGCATCTACATGCGGCTGATGGCTTCGGGGTCGCCGCGCGCCTTCGTGGACACGCAGTACGGAGCGCGCAAGCCTTTCGCCGCGACGCTCGCGCTGGTGCTCAACCGGCATCTCTCGGAACTCAATCTTGAGGACGCCATATACCGCGCCGTGCTGAACGCGATGTTCAGCTTTGGAGTGTTGAAGACCGGGCTGGCTGAAAGCGACGAAGGCGTTGAGATCGACGGCGTTCTGCACGACGCCGGCAAGAGCTTCACGCGCAGCATCGAGCCGGATCACTTCGTCATCGATACGCAGAAGTCAGACCTGGACGACATCGACTTCATCGGCGACCGATACCGCCGGCCGAAGTCATGGATCCAGAAGATCAGGGACGGTACGAACGGCAACTTCGGGCGTTCGGGCGAAACCCTGGAAGCCTCGCGCATGAAGCCCGAAGACCGGGTGAGCGGAATCTCGGAAGACCAGAGCAAGCGACTCTACAAAGAGGTCTGGTGCTGGGACATCTACCTGCCGAAGCAGAACATCGTCTGCCTGTACGTCGAGGGCGACGACGACCCCATTCAGGTCTACGAGTACAACGGCCCGGAGCGCGGGCCATACGACCTCATCGGGTTCGACTGGCTTCCCGGAGAAGTCCTGCCCAGCGCGCCGGTGCCCGCGCTCGTGCCGCTGCACTCCTGGATCAACTGCATGGCGCGGAAGCTGGAGCAACAGACCCGCCGGCAACGCCAGATCATCGCGTTCAAGCGCGGAGCCGACGACGCCGATGCCGAGACCCTGCGCACCAGCCAAGACGGCGGAGCCTATGGCTTCTACGACCCCAAGGCCGTAGAGGTCAAGAAACTGGATGGCCCGGACCCGCTCAATCACAATATGACCATGTGGGGTATAGGGCAGTTCGACGAACAGGCCGGCGGCCTTCAGGTGCTTTCCGGCACGCAGCCCATGGCTGAGACCGCGAAACAGGAAATCTTGCTGCACCAGACGGCCAACACGCTCATAGCCGAGATGCAGCGCCAGGTGCGGCGTGTAATCTCCGTGGTCGTCAAGAAGCACGCTTGGTACATCTGGACCGATCCGATCCGCACCTACACGGCCACGAGGCCCGTGCCCGGCCTGAAGGCCGGGATACCCGTTGCCATGGAGCCGGAAGTACGGGAGGGCGACTTCCTGGACTACAATTTCGTCATCAGTCCGTACAGTCTCCAGGAGGAAACCCCAGCGGACAAGGCCGCCGCCATGATCCAGTTCTGGCAACTCGTCATGGCGAACATGGCGCTCTATCAGGCCCAGGGCGTCATGCCGGATGCCCAGGCATTCACGGAACGGCTGGCCGAATTGCAGAACCTCGACATCGGCGACTTCTTCGTGCCGATCCAGCCGGGGATGCAGGGCGGGCAGGAACAGCAAGGCATGGTCCAGCCGCCTTCACAGTTCCGCCGGTTCGAGACGGTCAACACGCGCATATCCAAGCCCGGCGCGACTCAGGCCGGGAACATGAAGTCCATGATGGACAGTAATTCGAGGCTCGCGGCGAGTAACGCCGAGTAGGGGGAATCATGCACTGGAAATTCGACGCCTGGGATTCGGATTTCGCGGCCCTCAACACCGACACCACGGGGGTCGAGCTTGAGACCTCCGTGACCTTCATGTCGCCGCGGAGCATGGAGTTTGACAAGGTGAATGGCGACGCCAACACGATCTTCGGGGCGGTGACGCGCACCTGGACCGTGGAGCCGGCTTCGCTCTACCGGCTGCATGACTTCGGCGTGCTCGACCGCATCGGCATGGTCATCAATGTGTCGAGCGTGACGAACATCGCCTATGCCTTCCTGCGGCTTGGCACGAGCGCGAGCCATCTGCTGGAATGGCGGTTCGCCGACACCGGCCTGGCCACGACCGGCTGGAACGTCGAGAGCGCCAACTTCGCGGACAACTACATCACGGGGAACGGCTGGAACCTGGGGTCCGGCCTGCTTTACATGTGCGTCGGCGTGGCGTTCGACGGCGAGACCAATGCGCTCGCCGACATCCGCATCGATCATTTGTTCGGCGTCTTCAACACGCCGACGATTTCGTAGGAGTGTCGATGTCCGGGGACGGAGAAGTCGTAAGCCGGGCCATGGGGGTTGATCCGCGCAGAGCGCAGGAAGCCATGAAGACGCTGCGGCATCAGCACGGCGGCAATGCCCCGGATCATATCGCGCAGCGTGGGGAGCAATTGAGAGACGGCAGCCGGGCGTTCGGCGGCGAATTGGTCTGGCGCGGAGACCTGGGGTCCGCGCTGAAACGCCGCCGGCGCATGGAGCGCGGCAGTGGACTAGAGAACACCAAGGACTACATGTAGGGAGACCAACATGCCGGATGAACAGGTAGAAGAAGGCGGCGGGGGCGGGAACGAGGAGGCGGCTGGCGCGGCTGCGGGAGAAGCGGCCGGCGCGGGGTCGCCAGAAGCGCAACCAAAAGTATCAGAATCCGGCGATGAAGATTCCGCCGGAGGTCAGGAAGGCGGCGAGGCGGGGCAGCCGGCGGCGGCCCCGACGATCTCGTACAGGTTACTGATTGCCGCCGGAGCGGCGGGCGTCAGTGAAGAAGACGCCCTCGCGTTCGGTTCCGATGCGGCCCTGGGGCGGCACATTGCCCTCGTCGATAGGATGCGCGAAGATTTTGCCGCGCAACGCGACGGGAACGGACAGCGCCGAGAAGTTCCGGCGACTGAGCAGCAACGCGCCGAACAGGGGAAGCAGCAGGAGGCCGTAAAGTGGCCGGAAATCTCGGCGGACAGCTACGGGGCCGAGATGGTCGAGTTCGGCAAGGCAGCCAGGGGGCAGATCGAAGCCCTCCAGGCGAGACTTTCCGAGATCGAACAGACCAGGGTAGGCGGGCTGGAAAGCCGGTTGAACGCCATGATCGAGCGCGACTACGAAGCGCGTTTCGACAAGGCGGTGGACGGCCTCGGAGACGACTGGAAGGACGTGTTCGGAGCGGCGGAGAACATGACGCCGGAGCAGGAGAAGAACAGGCAGCGGTTGCACACAACCGCTATGGTGTACGGGAAACAGTCCAGGCGGAACGGGCAGGATTTGGCCCAAGCGGTCTTTTCCAGCCTCAAGGAATCCGCCGGGATCACGTTCCCGGACAAGTTCAAGACCATTTCAAACGCACGCAAGGGAGCGGCGGCCGATGCGCGAAGCAAGGTCAGGCAACCCGGAAACCCGCAGGGCGGTGAACCCATCACCGATAAGGAAACGGCCCTGGGCAAGATTCGGGCGGGCCTGTCTCGCATGAGAGAAGCGATAGGCGGCGGTTCCTGAAGCTAGAAAGGACTCGTCATGGCGACCTGGACTGCACAGAGTTTCACAGACCTGGTGAACAGCACCTTGCCCGCGATTCGCAAGGACAAGCTGAACGACATCGCAACGGACCTGCGGCGCTATCACGCGGCGCAGAAGCTCCTGAAGATGGGCGGCGACGGCCCCGAATGGCGCAACCGCAAGATTCGCGGCGGGCTGTACTACCCGGTCAACTACATCACGGCCGGGGACGACAACGCCCGGAACATCGGCTTCTTCGAGCCGGGGAACTTCAACCAGACCGACGGCACGATTGCGGGCCAGGTCGGCTGGCGGTTCCTGCGCACCGGCGCGGTCTATGACCGCAAGCAAGCCCTGGTGAACAGCGATGAGAACGCGATATTCGACTTCATCGGCACCAAGGAGTACCAGATGGAGATCGGGTTCGTGAACCTCGTGGAAGCGAACGTCTGGGACGGCCCCAGCGGTTCGACGGACGACAAGACGCCGTTCGGATTCCTGAAGTATTGGCTGGCCTACAACGCCACCACGGGCTTCTACGGCGGGAACCATGCCAGCTTCACGAGCGGCCCGGCCGGGCTGTCCGCTACCACGTATACGCGGCTGAAGCACTACACCGCGCAGTACACCACGGTGGACGATGCTGACCTCGTGGCCAAGATGTTCGACGCGATCAACCTGACGGGCTTCATGGGCATTCCCAACAAGCCGATCAAGGGCGATGCTTCGGACAACCGGAACCTGGAGATCGATACGACCTACGACACGTGGAGCGCTCTGTACCGGCTCCTGGAAGCCAAGAGCGACGGCGTGGTCCGCAAGGACCTGGTTCTGAACAACGGGCAGGTGATGTTCTGGAACCTGCCGGTGATCGAAGTGCCGTACCTCACGGCCAACCACAGCACCAGCGATCCGGTGATGATACTGGACTGGAGCGACATTGCCGTTGTCGGGCTTTCCGGCGCGGACGTGGACCAGACCTACCGGGAGATTCAGGCGCAGCCCGGCGTGTTCGAGCGGTACAAGGAACGCAGCGCCAACATCGTCATGCACAACCGGCGGCGTCAGACCCTTATCGCCAAGTCGGACCCGATGTCTGACTAGGGCTTTAGGGGATAGGGCGTCCTGGGGCATGAACTGAACGACAAGGAAAGGAGAACGGACATGGCGAATCTCATTGGGAGCTACGGGGACCCGGCGTGGAACGCGATTCCCCTTGGCACACTCGGACTTTTGGCTCCGCGTCAGGCGCGGGGCATGGGCTTCTTCGATCACTTCGAGGCGTCGCACGTAGTGGGCTCTTCGGCGGGCGCGAACCTCGTGGCGGGTTGGAATGTGGTGTTCTCCAGCGGCAACGGCACCATCGTGGATGCCGCGCTCGCCGACGGAGCGGTCACGCTGACGCCGCACACGGACGACAACGACGAGGGCTACATGCGGCGGTTCGCGGCTTTCACGCCGATTGCCGGCCGCATGATCTCCTTCGGTACGCAACTCAAGGTCTCGGATGCCGACAAGGTGACGTACTGGTTCGGGCTGACGGCAAGCGCCACGACTCCGAGCCAGACCCCGCAGAACAGCCGCGTTGGCTTCTATGCCAACGGGGCCGTGAGCATTCTCGCGGTCAACGACAAGGCGGGGACGAACGAGAGCAACGATACGACCGCGGACCTCGCGGACGACACCATGGTCGAGCTTTCGTTCGTGATCGATGAACTGAAGTCGATCACGTACTACGTGAACGGCGTGGAGAAGGTCAAGACCACGACCGTGGCGGATATCCCGAACGTGGTCATGGCCCCGACGCTCTGCATCAGCAACGCCGGCGGGACGCCGACTCTGACGCCCGACTACTGCTGGTGCTACGCCTGGGCGAAGTAGAGATGCTGGAAACCAAAGGGGAGCCGGGGGCATTTTGTGCCCCACTCCCCTGGCGAACGACGAAGGGGGAGACCATGCAGCATGAACACGACAGGATGATCCGGCGCGCCCTGAAGATGAGCGACGGCACGGACGGGACCCTGAAGGAGCGGATACCCTGGCACATCGTCAAGTATGTCGAGCGTGCCGAGGAACTCATGCGGAACATCTCCAACCAGGGGATATTCACGCGGCTGGAACTCGCCATGCTGGTGCTTCAGGCGGAGCAGGTGCAGAAGATCAGGGATCATCTGAAGATGCCGCCGGACATCGATCCCCGCGTGGTCCCGGAGCAGAAGAAGGAACCTGAGAAGAAACCGGCGAAGTAGGCGACATGGCTGACTCTACACTCGCGCTGACCAGGACGGAACTCCGCATAGAGATTGCGGACCTGTTGGGCTACAGCCGGACGGCAGGCAACTGGAGCGTGGAAGAAGGCAACATCATCGACCGTTGCCTTAACGAAGGCACGAGTCGTTTCTATGGCGAGAAGACCTGGAACTGGCTGCGGGTCAAGACCACCATCCTGACGGTGGCGGCTGACTACGACCAGGACCTGCCGGACAACTTTCTGGAATTGATCGGCGACACGTTCGAGTACGCGGCCAACATTGGCTACGCTCCGGTGCAACGGACAAGCCCGGAGCGAATCTACGAGTTGCTGTCGCAGTCAAGCGGCAGCGGGACGATGCAGTGGTTTGCGATTGAAGCCAAGACACAGACCGGGGCGACCGGGACGCGCTATCAGGTGATCTGGTATCCGCCGCCGAGTACGGCCTATACCATGACGTATCGGTACAGGCTGGACCGCGACGCGCTTTCCGCGAGTTATCCGTATCCGGCGGGCGGGGTGGCCAGTAGAAACGCGATCCTGGAGGCTTGCTTGGCGGCGGCCGAAGCGAAGCTCGACCGCATAGGTCTGCATGAGCAACGGTATCGGATGTTTCTGGAGCAGGCGCTCCGGGCCGATGCCGCGAACAGCCCGCCCTACATCGGGCAGGCGGTTCAAGGCGCAACGGGGAGGTTTGATCCACTTCAAGCCAACGACCATTACGCCACTTACAATGGAAGTTTGCCATCGTAGCAGCGGACCCGACGTAGGATCGGCAATCCGTGGGATGGTAGGAGGGTGCTACAATGGGAATCCAGAACGTACTTCAGCGCACGGGGATTTTCGCAAAGCCCCTGCAGTTCTTCAAGACCACGGAAGGCATCGTGTTCGGCGCGGGCACTGGCGCGGCCCCGGCCGTCGAGGGCTGGGCACCGGGCGCGCTCTGGCTGGACATCACGACCGCCGGCGGCGCGCAGTACCGCAACACCGGCACCAAGGCCACGGCGGTCTGGTCCTCTCTGGTTGCGGCTGCCGGTTCTCTGGACGCCTCGTTCGACGTGGGCAAGACCATCGACGGCGCGACCACGGAGGCCAACGCCTTTGGGGTGGGCGGCGCGACGGACTACTTCACGTTCTGGCAGGAAGGCGCGAACGACATCCGCATCGGGACTTCGGCCGGCGCGAACATCACGGTTATTCCGGCTGGCGGCGAATTGGCCCTCACGGGCAACTTCGATGCGTCCGGTACGCTCAAGGCCGGTACGGCCAACGCCTTCACGGTCAGCGCGGTCGGCGCGGTCGTGGCGGTGGGGGTCAACTACGGGGCCGGCTCGCTGGTCGGCACGGGCGACATCGCCATCAGCACCAACCTGTTCACCGTTACGGGCGCGACGGGCGCGACCCTCATTGCGGCCGGTCTGCAAGTCGCCGGGGCCATCGGGTTCGGCGCGGGGTACAACAAGTTCACCGTGGCGGCGGCGACGGGCAACACGGCCATCGCGGGCGATCTGGCCGTGACCGGCACGATCACCGGCACCTATGGCATCTCGGCGATCTCCAACAACCTGACCATCACGCCCTCGGCCACGACTACATCCGGCGTGACCATCGACGGCGACACCGTGACGACCGGAGACATCCTGCACCTGGACGCCGACACTTCGCTGTCCGGGTACTTCATCCGTTGTCTCGGCACGGCTACCGGCATCGCCGAATGCTTCAAGGTCGGCGCGGACGGCTCAACCACCATCAAGGGAACGGCCTTCGGGTCCGGGGCTTTGACGCTCACGGCCGGCGACCTCGTGTTGTCCAACGGTGGCATCGATCTCACGAGTTCCGGGACGAGCGCCGATGATCTCCTGGACATCACGCGCAGCAATACCGCGACGGCCGGCAATGGCATCGACATTGCCATGGGGTCCGCGGCAGTTGGCGGCCACGGCATCGCCATCGCTTGGGGCGGGGCGGGCACGGGCGATGCGATCAACGTGAACATGACCAGCAACGTGGCTGGCGGCGCTCTGGTGCTCCTGGGGGCCGGCACGCGGACGGACGCGCTCATTGACATCGTGGATGTGCCGAACAACGGCGCACCTACCATCGGCATCTCGGCCACGACCGGGCACAACAGCGGCCACGTCGTTGCTATCGACCTTGCGGCCGGTACGCACTCCTGCGACGTGCTGCACCTGACCACGACCGGGGCGTTCACGGGCGACTTCCTGAACATCAACCTCGCCAACGGCGGGGTCGGCGTTCAGGCCATCGTGGTTTCTTCCGCCGTGGCGAACACCAGTCCGACGGTCAGCATCACGACCGTAGGCGGGGCGGGCGGCCATGCCATCAACATCGCGTCCACGTCTGCCAGCGCGACGGGCCACGGGTTGGCAATCACCGAGACGGGCACCGCGGCGAACAACCTGATCTCCCTGGCCTATGGCGGGGCGCACACGGGCGACGCCATCAACATCCTGATGACGAACGCGGCAGCCGGGGCGCAGGGCTTCGTGTTCGTTTCGGCCGTGGCGCACACCAGTCCGAACGTGTCGCTGACCTCGGCGAACGGTGCGGCGGCCACGCTCTACATGAGCAACGGCAGCACGGACGCCTCGGGCCACGGGCTTTCGATCCTTCAGCATGGGGCTGGGGCCAACAACGCGATCAACTTGGCCTTCGATGCGGCTTCGACCGGGGATGCCATTGGCATCCTGATGACCAACGCGGCGGTGACGGCACAGGCCCTCACCGTGACGAGCGCGGTTGCGGCGACGAACCCGACCATCGCCTTGACGACCGCCAACGGGGCGGCGGCAACCCTCTATATGTCGAACGGCAGCACCGATGCGGCCGGGCACGGCATCAGCATTCTCCAGCACGGGGCGGGCGCGAACAACGCCCTCTACATCGCATACGATGCGGCGTCCACCGGGGATGCAATCGGGATCGTGATGAACGGCGCGGCGATCACGTCTCAGGCCCTCGTCATTTCCTCCAACGTGGCACATGCCGCGGTGAACCCGGTTCAGATTTCGAGCACCGGGTTTGTGGGAGCCACGGGGATTGCGCTGGTCAGCATTTCCGCCAGCACGTCCACTCTGGCCCATGCGAACGCGAGCTTGACGAACATCACGTTCACGGGGACCGGGGCGAGCGCCGGCATGGGTACGAACCTCCGCCTTGTCGCCGACGGCGCGACGAACGGCGGCGGCGTGAGTTACGCGACCTACATCTCGGCTTCGGCCGCCGGGCTGGAAGCCCTGATCGTGGACGCCGGAATGTGCCGGTTCGACGAGTCCGTGACGCTCAAGGCGGCCGGCCTGACGACCGGCAACCGGTTCTTTGGCGTGCCCAACCATGTCACCTGCGGCGGCGGGGCGAACGACATCACCGTGGCGCTCCTGGACTGCGATGGCGTGGCCGTACCGCTGGCCGAAGGCCTGGAACTCTACATCGACATGGGCGCGACGACCCTTCAGGCCGGTGCGAACAACATCAACCTGAATGCCGCGGGCAACGTGCGCATCTACAAGTCCTCGGCTCCGACGGTGGACAAGGCCGTCGCGGTCTCGGCAAACGGCGTTGTGCATGTGCTGTACAACGGCACGTCCTGGCTGGACCTGAACGAGTAGCAACCAACGGGGGCGGGTCGGGTGTTCCGGCCCGCCTCCTGTTCTTTTATGAGGGGAGACCACCATGGAAGTCACTTTAGGGCGTATCTGGAATGCGTTTCAGAAACAGACGGATGACGAAGGCAAGGTAATTGGACCGTCTCTCATGGAGGTGGTCGTCGGCATGAAGGGTCTGGCCGCGAGGGTTGTGTATCGGATCGTCTCGGTTGTCGAGGCGCTGGAACCCGTCTTCAAGCGCGTTGAGGAGCAGAGGCGGAAACTCGTAGAGAAGCATGGAACCCCCAACGAGAAGGCCGGCGGATTCCGGGTGTCTCCTGAAAAGTTCGCCGAGTTTCAGAAGGAACTGAGCGAATTGATGGACGCGAAGGAGGAAGTCGCGGCGAAGCCAGTGGAGTTGCCGGAGGACTTTTCCTGCGAGCAACTGACGCCCGCGCTTCTCCTGAATCTGAAATGGATGTTCACGGTTCACACCATGCCGGAGTTGACGAAGGTGAAGTAACGCGCAAGCCAAGAAAGGCCGAGGAACAATGCCGGCCGATCAGAGAAACATCGAACTGCAATTCCCCCTCCGGGGCAGGAACTTGCGCTTCTCGTATTCGGGACAGCCGCCGTTCAGTACCCCGGACTGCCTGAATGTGCGACCCGACAGCACGCTTGAAGGCCGGGCACCGGGGGGCAGTCGGCCGGGACAGGACAAGGCTTTCTACACGCAACTTGGAAGCGGGAACCCCGTCCGAATGCTGGGTAGCGTGAGCTACGTGGCTTCGGACGGGCTTACCTTCTGGAGCGACAACTTTACGGGCACGAGCCTGGGGACGCATTGGTCCGCAGCAAGCTGGGTCTCGGCCGCTCCGGCGCTGTTACCCAAGGCATCTTCCTCCCTGACATACAACGCCGAAGTCGGGGCCGTGCGCACAGCGCTGTCCGATCTCGACACGGCGCAAGCCTACAGCATCGCAATCTTCATCACGCCGTGGAGCGGTCAGCACCACGGCAAGTATCGCATCTACGCCCGCATGGCGGCGTCGAGTCCCAACGTAGAACAGGACGGCATCGCAGCCGAACTTATCCATACCGGAGATACCGGAGACTACACAGGGAACTTGAAGGTCTACAGCGCGGGCGTTTTAATTTCAACCACGGCATTCACGCCGGGCAGCATCGGGTCTGCCCTGCCGGGCTGGCTCGTGCTGAACATCAATGGAACCAACGTGACGGTGACGTGGCGCGGCGTGGCCGTGCTTGGCTCTACCGGGGTGGGTGCGGCGGCCGGGACGCGCTTCGGATTCGGGATGCAGTGCACAGTGGACGGCGGCCTGACCCTGGTGGACACCTTCAAGACTGAATACTACAGCACCGTGGCGGCTGAGGATACCCGGACCCTTCTGGTCGCCAGTGCCAACGGGCTGCTCTACAAAAGCACCACGATAGGCACCATGGCTCAGGTGTCCAGCAATCTGACGCTGGCGACGGGCCATCAGGTCCAGTGCGCCGAGTATCTTCAGAAGCTCTACATCGCGGACTACGACGCCGCGGTCCTGGACGACACGGGCGGCACCATCGCGGGCGCATCAGCCGACGAACTTTCGCACGTCGGCACCGTAGCGGATTGGACCGCCCTGGGGCTGGATACCTACAACTACGTGGTGCGGCTGACGAGCAGTGGCGGGATCGTCACGCTCCACGAGATCACGACGATTTCCACGGCGCACATCCATATCTCCCCGGCATCGAGCGCCGGCACCTATGCCTACCGCATCGAGCGCGGCCCCAAGGTCTACGATCCCGTGGCCGGCACGCTGGCGCTGTGGCTCCACACGACCGATAAAGGGCCGATCCCCGCGGGTTGTCGGGCCATCACGGTCTATCAGGACCGCCTCGGGCTGGCCGGCAGCATGGATGCGCCGCACGTCTGGTACTTCAGCCGCAAGGGCGATCCCCTGGACTGGCTGACGACCAGCGATGACGTGAAGCGCGCGGTTAATGGTCCGGCCAGCGAGGGCGGCAACGTGGGCCAAGCCGTCAGGTGCATGTTCGGCCATAGCGCCGACTACTTCTTCGCGTTCGGGCAGACGCAGTGCTGGGTGATGCGCGGCGATCCGGCGTATGGCGCGCAGTTCAACACGCTGTCGCCGAACGTGGGGGCGCTGGACCTGAAGGCATGGGCCAGGGGTCCGGGCGGCGAGATCGTGATGCTGACCCGCGACGGCATCTATATCATCGAGCCGGGACAAGGAGTGCCGATCAGCACGTCCCGCGAGATTCTGCCCCAGGAACTCCTGGACGTGGACCCCACGAACTCGATCATTTTGCTTGAGTATGACATCCGGTTCCGGGGCGTGCACATCTACGTCACGCCCAAGGACAGCCGGGCCACGACGCATTGGTGGTTCGCCTGGGAGACCAAGGGCTTCTGGCCCGAGACCTACCCGGTCGTGCAGGAGCCTACCTGCATCTTCAACTATGTGGCTGACGACGCTTCGGAGAGCGCGGTAATCCTGGGATGCCGGGACGGGTATCTCAGGCGGCACCGCCGCACGGCCGAGACGGACGACGGCACGGCGTTCAGCAGCTATGTGCTTTACGGGCCGTTCCGAGGCTGGGACCAGTTGAACGACGGCATCATTGCGGATCTCGACGGCGCGATAAGCGAAGGCTCTGGGACGATTGGCTGGAGCATCCTGGCGGCACAGTCGCATGAGGCGGCAGTCAGCGCGACGGCGCGGCATAGCGGCGAATGGGCGACGCATTCCCTGGGCGGCCGGCAGCGTACATCGCATCCCCGCGCGCGCGGCGGCAGCTTCATTGTCAAGCTGGCGAACGGCGACACGGGGCGGCGCTGGGGCGTGGAGAACATGGTGGCACGGGTTCTGAACGCCGGAAGGTCGAGGCGGTAATGGTCTGGACAGACCGACTCGATTTCGTAGTGCCGCATGGCAACGACCCGGACGAAATCCGCCTGGCGTTTCAGCATGTGCAGGAGGTTCTGAAGCAGATCGAGGCGCGGGCCGGAGGTGAATTTCTTCTGAACGAGAACGGCGACCGCGTGACGCAAGAGGGTGGGCTTCCCGTCATCGTTTCGTAGGTGAAGCATGGCGACCGCAGGACAGATGTTGATTGCGACCGGGACCAAGGCGTGCGCGTCCTACGCCATGAGCGGCGACGCGACCCTGGGGGCCGCGGGCGCGCTGACGCTGGCGGGCAACAGCCTGACGGCGCTGAAGGCCCTGACGCCTGCCGCGAACAAGATGCTGTACTTCACCGGCGCGGCGACCGCCACGACGGCCGACATCACGGCGGCCGGACTGGCCCTCCTGGACGACGCCACCGCGGCGGCGCAGCGCACGACCCTGGGGCTGGATTCCATGGCGGTGCAGGCGTCCACAGCCATTTCCGTGACCGGGGGCACGCTCGGGGGCGTGGACATCACGGTTGGGTCCGGCAAGTCGCTCACCATCTCCTCGGGAACCCTGACGCTGGCCGACAGCCAAGTGGGCTGGGCCAAGGTGTCGAAGACTTCATCGAGCCTTGCGGACTTGGCAACGCGGGCCGCGACCGCCCTGACGGCAAGCAATACCGATGTGCTTCTCGGGCGCGTGTCTGCGGGTAGCGGGGCCGTCGAGGAAGTGACGTTCAGCGATTTCGCCCAGACCCTGATGGACGATGCCAACGCCGCGGCGGCCCGCACGACGCTGGGACTGGACAGCATGGCGACCCAGGCCGCCTCCGCTGTGGCGATCACGGGTGGCACGCTGGCCACCATGACCAGCATTGAGGCTAAGGCGTCTTCGGCTTCATCCATCTATATGAAGGCATGGAACACTAATGCCGGAGATGTGACGGCGTTTGCGGCTATGACTGTGGCGATGGATGATGCGGGCGGTATCGTCAGTTTGGCGATTTGGGCAACTGGTCGGAGCTATACAACCATTGGGAATCTTGCTGGGAAGGGCATTCTCTCGTCCGGCAGTGTGACGGATGCACTTGTCATCGCGTCGCCCAAGGCCGCATCGAGTATCCAACTCCTCATCGGCGGCTACGTCGCCGCAAACGAGATGTGCCGCATCGGCGCGTCCGGTCTCGCCATCGGCACGACCTCCTGGGGCACGGCTCAGGCCGGGACGCAGTTGCTCGCCATGGAGACCGGGACGCCCCCGGATGTCGCGCCGGCCGTGGATTCATTCCTCATGTACTCGGCCGATCAGGTAGCCGGCAATGCCTGTCCGCACTTCCGCACCGAGAACAACGCCTTGGTCAAGTTATACCAGGCGGCGCATGTCACGGACGCCTCGACTGCGGCGGCCGTAACGGACCCCGGCGACGCGCCCGCCGATGCCGATGCGCTTCGGGACGACCTCGTTACCAATACGATCCCAAGTGTCGAGGCCGCGCTGAACGCCCTGGGCACGAAGATCAACGTCATTCTGGTGACCCTGGAGAACCTGGGTCTGCACGCAACTGTATAAGGAGAAGCCATGCACGTCCCCTTCCCGAGCGAGATCGAGTCCGAAGAGCGCAATCGCGACCTGTTCAAGGCCGTGACCTGGGTGCTGACGCTGGCGGCGATAGGCGTTGCCGTGATGCTGCTGTTCAGCGGGTGCGAAGGCTGGGACCGCTTCGCCGGCGTGCCGGCGCACGATGTCGCGCAGTATCGCCCGGCGCGCCTGGGCGAGACGGCAGAGGCGGTGCTGTGGGTCCAGACGCCAGGTATCCCCCAACTCGTTTTGCCCGACGGGACCGTGGCAACCTTCGAGGGGCCGTGCCCGATTGCCAGCGGATCACTGGCGCTCAAGATTGCCAGCGTGGCGCATGTGCCAGCGCAGCCGGGCTACGTCGCGCTCGGAGACCAACTGTTGACCGTGACGGGCCAGAAGAACACGCCGTGGGGGGAGGTGGCATCTGGTGCCATTGCGATAATCTCCATGATCGCGGCGGCGCTGGCCGGCAAGAAGGCTTACGGGTCCGTGAAGATCTCGGACGTGGCGGTCGAGGCCGAGAAGTACGAGGCGGACCCGCCCATGGTGAGTCTGACGACGGCGCTGGCGATGAACCGGACGCCGGCCGCGAAGAAGATTTTGAAGGCGCTGAAGCCGAAGGGCGTGTGATGCCAAGCGACACCAAGACCGCCGACTCTCTCGGCAAACTCGTGGACGAGTTCATGCAGAAGCATGACATCGAACGTTTTGTCTTTGTAATTGGAGACCCCGATAGTGCGTTGTCAGTGCAGGGGAAGAAGGGCGATATTTTGTGGTGCATGGGGGCATCGGAAGCACTCCACCGAGATTGTTTAGCGCAATGGGAAAACATTCCATCAGGGAGGAACAATCATGGCTGCGAATAACCTGAACGAAAACATGAATGCCGGAGTTCAATGCGAATTTCCGGTTGCGCAGGATTATGCCGTGAAGGCCAACGCGGGGAAAATGCCATCGCAACGATTTGCGAGGATGCAGAAACGGCAACAGGGGCGCATCGACCACGAGCGCGTCAGGGCCACGGTCCAGAAGTTGGAGACGTGGCAGGACGGCAGTCCAGGGTACGCCGGACTGTTGCGCATTGCCCGCGAGCAGTTGGCGGGACGGAAGGGCGTCTGACATGGGCGACGACGACTCCAAAGCAATCGGCCGCCTGGAAGGCCGCATGGATTCGCTAGAGACCGGCGTATCGCGGATCGAGGCGTCCATGGGGACGCACTTCGCCACGATGCACCGCCGCCTGGACGACATGCAGGGAGGCCAGCACGACATCCCGTGCGCGCCTCAGTTGCTCTGCCAGGCGCAGGTCACGGACATGGCGCGGATCGCGCACGCGCCGGGGACATGCGCCGTGGCCACGGAGACGAAGGCGAAGCTGGACGGCATCAGAGTGGCCGCGCGGTCTGTCTGGAAGACCGTGGCGGTCGTGGCCGTGGTGATCGGCGCGTTCATCGGCTGGGCGCTGGGCATCTGGGCAATCATTGGAAAATAGGAGATCATCATGCATTATCGAAACGGACGCGAAGCGAGGAACGGGGACAAGATTGTGCAGATTGGCAACAACGGAGAAATTACGGCGTTTGGCCTTTTGCATAGTGCCGTCCCCGGAAACGAATACTGCAACGGCAATATCGCCGTTATCCAGAATGGCAACACGGGGGCCTGCATGTGCGATTGCTTGCACGTTGACGACGTGGCCGTGATGCTCAAAGAGAAGGGCCTTGATAAAAGGCCAGCGGGGAAGTGATGCCGCGCACGCTCCTGCTTCAGTTGCCCGACGACTGCGACTGCGCCATCGATGTGGTCCGGGACTGCATCCGTCAGGCCATGACGCGGTACGAGGCGGTCCAGGCGGACGATGACTGCGCGCGGTGCTGTCAGGCGATTGCCAAGGCGGCGCTGGAGGCGAAGGAGATTGAGGACGGCCACAGCGGACCCTACGCAACAGTTGGGCCTTTGCCGGCCCCGCAGATATGGACGACGCCATAAGGAGAAGCCATGCCACTTGCCGATGAAATCGCATCCCTGGAATCTCAGGCCGCAATACTACGTGACCTCAAGGTCGTCAGGGACGCGATCTACGAGGCGAAGAACGCGAAGATCGATCCGGCCATGGCGCGGATTCGGAACGCGCTGGGCGCGCTCGACAAGGCGGCTCTCATGGCCGCCCTGCCCGCACTGACGGACCGCGGGATTGATGAGGCTGTCGCGGCCCTCGCGGAATGCGAGGCATACCGTGTGGACCTCGAGGCGACGGCGGCGAGCGGCGTTCTGGACATCTCTCCAGTGGCCAAGCTGTAGGTGAATCGTGGCCAAGCTGTACGTACCTCTTGACGGCGCAACGCTGACCTCCGGGGAACTGGAGGAGGGCGCGCAGCGCGGAACTGTCGGGCGGACCGTCAAGACCTCGGTGCTGGCCGCCGCGAAGATCAACGGCGACCCGTGGGATTTGACCGGGTGGTCCACGTCCGGTGCCGGAACAACCGACATCGTGACCGTGCCGGAGAAGATAATAATAAAATCCGGCACAACGGTCGCCGCTTACTGGGTCGGGAAGGCCGCGTTACCAGCAGGAGATTTTTTCGTTGAGATACGTGTGGAAAAGTATGTTCGCGGAGCTCAAGCCGCATCGTCGGAAATGGGATTCGGGGCCATAGTGAATGATGGCGCATTCCCAGGGTCAACCGCGGCTTATGCGCTCTCAATGTTCAACCGCACGACTAATTTCCCTCAATTATCCTTTATGTCTAACGGCGGTGTCCAGACAGGAATTTCCCCGAACGTCGCGGACATGCCTCCGCGATTGGCCATCAAGCGCGTTGGCAACATGATGTCCGGCTGGTATATGTTACGCGGGCAAACGGCCTGGACACAGACGGGAACGGATCAATCGATAGCGAGTCTTAGCGCGCCATATTTGGTTTTCTATTTGCAAGGCTCGGCTGTTCAGAGTGAGTGGTCTCTTTTGTACATACGCCACGTCGTCGCCCCATATTCCTCCGCCTCGCCTACCGCTGCAGCCGTCTCGATTGCCTGCACGCAGGAGATCGACCCGGCTGACGCGGAATTGATACAACTGTACCGGGCAAACTGGTGGGATGAAAACTTGACGGTCGGCGCGGACACCGATACCTACGTCAAAGTCAGGTACGGCGTGGACGGCGGCGCAAAGTCGGCGTGGTACACGCTGGCAGCCTACAAGGCACTTGCCGCTTTCACGCCCACGGCATCCGTCGAGTTTGATCTTCAATTCAACGGCGATGGCACGCAGTTCATCGAGGCGTATGACTTCTGCGCGGGGACGCTGGCGGCAGTCGCAGCCGGCGGCGGCGGACCCGTAGTCGGCTCTCCCATCGTGAAAGGAATCGGGACATGATAAAGTTGGGCGAAGCCGTTGAATGGCTGTTCCAGTTGAGCAAGTTCAGCACCGGCGCGGTCTTCGCGGCAACCGGCACGCCCGTTGGCGTCGTGTTCAAAAACGGCGTGGCCGATGCGCTGTCCGTGACCTGCACCATCGTCAACGGGGCCGGGGAGACCGGGCTGTGGAAGGCCGTGTTCACGCCAACGACTGCCGCGGGATTCGCCGCCGCGGATCATGTGTCGCTTCGCGTCACGGCCACGGTGGACGGCGTTGCCGGCGGCGGGATCGTGTGGCAGGACCGCATCGACTCCGCGGACCTGACAGACGTGAATGCCAAGACGACGAACCTGCCCACGGACCCTGCGGACGAGTCGCTCATCATCGCGGCGACCGATGCCGTAATGACCAGGATCGGCTCGCCCGTGGCGGCCAGCATCTCGGCTGACATCGCGGCTATCCAGGCCAAGACGGTCAACCTGCCTGCAAGCCCCGCGGCGGTGGGCAGCGCGATGACGCTGGCGAACGACGCGGTTTCGGCCGCGGCGCTCAAGACCGATGCCGTGACGGAGATCGTGGCGGCTGTTTTGGCCGGGGTGGTTGACGGGACCGTGACCGTAGCGGACGCGCTTCTCGCCTTGCGCGCTTGGGCGCGCGGTGTCACGGTGATTACCGGATCGGAAGTGGCGTTCAAGAAGGCCGATGGGACGACCACCGCCTTCACGCTCACGCCTTCCGCCGGTGGGCGCACGGTGGCGTAATGACGATCACGCGAGGCGATTACGTAACGATGCAGACCGGCGGGTTCTGGGAACTCAACCCCGCCTACCCGGCCGCACCTGTAGCGCCGCGAAGCGGGGCCTTCGCGTCGGCGCAGTACAGCAGCACGGCAACGCCCGTGGCCGATACGTTGCAATTCAAGGCCGCGCGGTTCTTCTCGATGATGACCGGGGGCGACTGGCGCACCGCCTATGATGCCGCGGCCCTCCCGGCGCTCCAGGGCGGGGCGGGAAGCTGGGGCTACGCGGCGGATCAACTGGACGTGGTGACAGATGTCGAGCCTACGGACTGGCCGTTCGGCTGGGATTTCGGCGACGTGGCTGCGGCCAATGGCCCCTGGCCCCCCGGCTGGCCCAAGACCGCAACCGGATTGACCGTGACTGTCACGGCCCCGGCGACGTTGAATGTGGGCGACCCCGCCACCATCGAGGTCAAGCTGCTGATCGGCGGCCTGCCGGCGGCTGCGGCGCTCGGCCAAGTACTCCGGTTGACCGCCCTGCTCGGCGGCGTCAACATGCCGGGCGTGGCGCACAGCTACTTGATGGCGCAGTACGACGGCGTGAACTACGGCATCCTGGAGGTCGTCTTGGCCGTCACCATGGCCCTGACGGCTGGCGATGCCGGCAAGACCATCGTCTGGACCGCAGAAAGCCTGAGCACGGCCCCCCAGGCCGAAGGCTCGGCTAATACTTTAGTGGTTGCAGGGGGGTGTCTGTGACGGTCTACGACGCCAAGCCCGGACAACCCGACTTCGCGGCCCTGTTCTCGGGCAGCGGGGCTACCAAGCCCGGCGATGTGGTCAACCTGTACGACGGCGAGTACCGGGTGGGCGACCTCGTACAGGCCCCCAGGAACCGCGGCTTGACCGTGCAGGCCGCTCCGGGCCAGTCTCCCGTGGTTGTAGGCTCCGTGTTCGTCACAGCCAACGGCACGGCCCTGGCGGGCCTATCCGTGGTGGGCCCTAACCGCTGGGGCATCCGCGTGGGGGCCTGCGACGACATCACGGTATCCAACTGCCGGGTCCATCACCTGTGCCAATACCCCAGGAGCCATGGCATCGTCTGTATGGACGACGGCACGAACCATGTCTACTCGGATAATGTAGTATACAAGAACGGCGTCAACTCGCTGTGCCACGGCTTCTACATCGCCGGGGCCGGGACCAAGACCTTCCGGCAGAACGTGGCATTCGAGAACGCCGGCTACGGCTTCCATCTCTGGACGAACGACGGCGAACCGCCGGGGCGGTACGTCTTCGACGGCAACGTGGCGTTCGCGCCGTACCGCGGGAACTTCGTCAGCGGCAGCTTCAACGCCGAGTCCATCGCGTTGACGGACAATCTGTTCGTGCATCCCGAGGGCACGCGCCAGCCGCCCAACGGCGTCACCGTGCGGGCTAAGCACATGGTGATCGAGGGCAACGGGTTCTGGGGCGGCCAGACCCCGCTCGTCCTGGTGCCGGACCAGCCGGTTGCGCCGCAGGACCGCACGTACTTGATCCGGCCGAACCTGACGGATCTCAACGCCTTCATGGTGGCGACGTACACCGCGACCCCCGGCCCCGCGCGCGCGATCCTGCCCACATGGGCGGGCCGCAAGTACCGCCTCTGGAACGTCCTGGACCTGATCGACGAAGTGATGTCCGAGGCCGTGGTCGCCACAGTACCGGCAGACGGCGTCATCGAGATCAAGCAGGGCGGCTACGACTACGAGCCACAGTTCGGATGCTACCAGATTCGGTTTGAATAGGAGAACGCCATGCCTTACGGAGACGTTTATGCACAGTATGGTGGTGAACAAGCCTACCTGGACCTGCTGTATGGCAAGAACCGGCAAGGTCTGAACGCGGCGAGCAACAAGTCGCCGGCAGAGGGCGGCACCGGGAAGTACAGTTTGCCGGCCGAGTGGTACGGCGCGGGCGGCAAGCTGGATCCCGAGGCCATCTTTGCGGCTTCCGTGTCCGACTACAGGAAGCAGCAGGGGGAAGCCAAGCAGGCGAACGAGGCCCGGTTGGGAGAGTTGCGCACCGGCTGGGCTGGCATGGAATCCATGGTGGAGGGCTTGGGCCAGCAGGAAGGCGCGGACATCCGGGCGGCCTATGACAACGCCTACGCCAAGGAGCATCAGCGGCTGTCCGCACAGGGCATGGGCCGGACCAGCCTGGGCAGCCAGGTACGGCTCGCCACGGAGCGCGAGAAGACCGCGGACCTGGCCCGGCTGAACGAACGCACGACGCAGCAGCGGCTCGGCGTGACTCAGGGCAAGCTCGGCATGATCGAGCGCGTCACCGACGAGTACCCGCAGATGGACCAAGCGGCCTTGCTGGGGATGCAGTTGGGGCAGAGCCAGGGCGCAGGGGCGGCCGGGGCGGGGGGACGGTACGCCATGCTCGGCACCGTGGGGGCGGGCGGGGCGAGGAGCCAAGCTCCCATAACCGCCATGACGGCCGGAGGCCCGACACGCGGTACGGCGCGGGCGGGGTACAGTGTCATTCCGGCGGATGATTATTACGGAACGACCAGGAAGAAACGTTACGCCATGGCACCTGGATATGTCGGCGAAGATACGTTCCAGCACGAGACTGAGTAGGAGCCATCATGCCCATCGTTCGCAAGTACGCCGTCGATCCGGCGCTTCTGATGTCTGGCGCGCTCCTGGCGGGCCAGGAAGACGCGCGCCGGGCCGCGCAGGCGCGGCAGGACCGCATCAACGCGCAGCCGGGGCGCTGGGGCACCGGGGCCGCGGCGGAGGCGCATGAGAACGCGCTGGCGGCGCAACTCAAGGCGCAGAAGGAACAGCATGGGATCGATGCCGCGGCCAAGGTGGCGGCGCAGCGACAGGAACACTTGGATCGGATCGAACTGGAGAAGCAGAAAGCCATTTTCGACGCACAGAACGACGAGCGCACAAAAGACCTGGAGACAATGAAGCAGACGTTTGAGACCGGGCAAGGCAACATTGCGTCCCAGCGCAAGGCGATAGATATGGCCGTGAACCAGCTCAACGGCACGATGGACATATTGATGAAGAACCCGCAGAACCCGACGAATGCCGGGTTGCTTCAAGAGTACGGTAAGTTGCGGAAGAACGTGCAAAGCGTCGCGCTGGACAATGCCCGTGACGAAAAGGGCAAGCTGGCGGCCATCAAGGGCCTTTTCGAGCAAAGCCGAATCCCCTTTGGAGAGGATGATCCGAACGTTCCCGAGCCCAAGACGCCGGGAGAAGAAGCAAAAGAGCGGCACCCGACAATGGAGATTGATGATGGCTTAGGTGGGCGCATGAACGTAACGATGGACAGGGACAAAGACACGGGAGAACCCGGAATAGGGCCGACTGCGCGGGAGCAACTGAAAATCGCGTCAGCCCATAAACTTGCCAGGGAGCAAGCGGCGGCAGCGGCGAAAACGGCTGACCAGAAGAGGGAAGAGAAGGACAGCGACGAATATGACAAGGCGTATAAGGCGTTGCAGACAAAAGAAAACCAGGAACCTACTGAAGATCAGATACGGCAATACCGTGAACAGAAACAGAGAATCATGGCGGGCATCCCATCAAAGGCCGTATTGCGTCGTAGGGCGCTTGTGGAACTCAGAGACGCAAACCCCGATTCGGCAGCGGCGATTCCGGCGGAGACCGTCGAGGCGAAGATGAGAGAGATTGTGGGCCGCGGCGGCAAACCGGCAACGATGGAGAACGTCATCGAGATGGAGGCCGAGCCTCAACCCGATCTTGCCGCCCCCCCGCCGCCGGAGCAGAAGGCGGAAGCGCCCGCGACCGATGACCGCGACAAGGCAAATCGTGACGTGATAGAGGCAAATACCAAGGCGAGAGAAAGACTTGCCAAGGCGATTGAAGGCAACACGGCATTATCAGGTAAGCAATAGGACTCCACATGCCTGAATCGCTTGCTCAAATCGAAGACCTCCAAGGTTGGCTTGAAGAACAAGACCCGCGCGAGGCCCCTACCGTTGCCGGAATGCAGCGACGGCTTGACGCGATGCCTCGCGTTATCGAGGAAGAGCGGCGGCGCGATCCGCTTCTTCAGTTGCAACGCGAAACCGACGAGATGAACAGGTATGCCGAACAACTGGAACGGCAAAATTACGAACTCAGCCGCGCGGGCGCTGGCGGCGATCCGCGCCTGTACGAGCCGGACGTTTTCGGCGCGGCGGTTGCCGGGTTCACTGGAGCATTGCCGCGCCTTGCCGCGGGTGTTGGCGGCGCTATCGAAATGGCCGGAGACCTTGGCGGCAAGACCTATGCCATGCTGACTGGCGGGGAGCCGTCGAAGAATGACATGCTGGAGACATTTGGACGAAACCTAAAAGAAGGTGCGGACGAACTGGCACAGGCCCAGGAGCCGAGAACGATTGCGCCGGGGCTGGGACAGAAGATAACGGGCTTCGCCGCGGGCCTCGCGGGCGATGTGGCGGCCTCTATGATTTTCGGCAAGGGGTCGGCAACCGCTCTGATTAGTAGGCCGATCCAAATTTTCATGCTCAAGGCGGCCGGGGACGCCTACCCGGAAGCCAAGGCCGCGCACCTGGAGGCCGGGCATTCCGAGGCTGAAGCCTCCGCGCTCGCCACTGGCGAAGCAGGGATCAGCGCCCTGTTGATGGGGATTGGGGCAGCCAAGGGGTTGAAACTTGGGCAGATGTTCAAACCCAAGGCCCAAGAGATCATCAAGCAGACGTTGCGGCAACAGGCCACGGCATTCGTAGGCCACGGAGCACGCGAAGGCTTGACCATGGCCGGGTTCTCAATCGTGGAGAACCTGAAGCGCGCCGGGTTCAGGGGCGAAGCCGTAGACTTCGAGAAGCTCCTGGAGGAAGCCGGGGTTGCCGCCGCGGGCGGGGCGCTGGGCGGCAGACTCATGGCGGCCCCAGGGGCTATCGCAAAGGGCGGCCAAGAAGCCATTGGCAACGTCCGCGAAGCCCTCGCCTCTCCTGGCAAGATCAAGGCCGAGTTGGCCGCGCTGGTCGAACAGAACCGCGCCGGGGCCGAAGCCTACGCGGCAAAGGAACAGCCGTCACGGCAGGATGCCCGGAAGCTGGGATTGGCGTCAGCCGATGGGCCGAAAGAAGCCCGCGCCGCAGAAGCCGCATCGCTTGCGGAATACTTCAAAAGCGGAACCTTCCCGCAAGAGGGGTTGCCGGAACCTCCACCGCCTCCCGAATCGGCCGAAGTCTCAATTGGAGCAAAGGACAAGTATTGGCCCGCGCGAGATCGTTTCTGGACTGGACCGGAAGTGCCCAAAGTACGCAAGCCCCCGGAGGCCCCACCCCCCGAAGTCCCCCCTGAGCAACCCCCGCCTACGGGGCCGAAGCCACCAGAAAGGGGACCGGTCTCCCCTCCTCCTGGAGCCAAGGCCCCACCAACTCCTGCCGAACCCGCCCCTGCGGCCGAACCTTTCGCCCAGGGCGACATCGTGCGGAACAAGCGCGGCGTCAAGGCCATGGTGATCGGGGTCGAGGGCGAGAACGTCATCGTTCTGCCGGATACCGGCAAGGGGAAACCTACTCCATGGCCCCTGGATACTACAGCAATCGTCACCAAGGCCCCGAAGGCTGAGCCGCCCGCGGAACCCTCTGAAGTCACGCCGGGGGTGGGGGTGGAGGCCGTCAAGCCGCCTGCCGCAGAGGCTCCGGCTGAACGCGAGTACCGGGCCGCTCTGCGCACCACCAGCGGCAAGATCATTACGTCCCCGACTGGCACGCACGCGGGACTTGCCACGCCTGAGAACGTCGATCTCGTCAACAAGGGCAAGGCCGTCGAGGGCTGGGTTGACAAGAAAGGCAAGTTCACGACGGAACCGGGGAAGGGGGAAGCGGCCCTGAACGCGGAAGCCGAGAAGATCGAGAAGGAATCGACACAGAAGGTGATCTGGCGCGGCCAAAAGGCAGAGATTGTCGAATGGAAAGGTGAATCGACGATTATCAAATTGTCTGACGGCCGAACGCTTCCGGTGCCATCGGGAGAAGTGAAACATCCTGATGATGTTAAGAGTCTTCCCACCAAAGGCGCGGCCGAGCAGGCGCAGCCGAAGGCGGAACCCGAAGGTGCTCCAGGCGGCGCGGCCTTCTCGTATCAGTACCGCGGCGAGCGCCCTGCTGGCGAGCGCGTCGCCTTCGAGTTGCCGGAACTCGTCCGCATGGCGACCGATGCCCTGGGCACCGCGCCGAGCGTCTTCAGGAAACTGCGCGGCAAGGCCATCGGGCGGTTCTGGGGCGAGGGATCGGAAGGCAGTATCGGGCTGCAAGCCGACATCTCCAAGGGACCGATCATCAAGGCGTACCGCGTCAAGGCGGCCGAAGCCGATCAAATGATCGACGGCCTGAAAAGGAAGATCGTCGAGGAGTTTCCGAACCTCGACGCCGAGAAGGACATCATCGTCACGAAGACATGGATTCCGCAGGGCAACAAGATGTTGCTCCAGTTCTACCGCCGCGATCCGAACTTCGCCGGCAACGTCCTGGCGCACGAGATCGGCCACGCGGCCGACTGGTTGCCGGACTGGACGTTGAAGCGCGGCAACCTCCTGGGCCGCGTCGCCAGCCTGTCGCGGTTCATGGGCAAGGAACTGGAGGGCATGAACAACACGGAGATTAGGGCAGAACTGAAGGGCTTGACCTTGTGGTGGAACAACCTCAAGGAAGCCGAGATGGACAAGAACTTCAAGAAGTACAAGTTCTCCGGGAAGGAGTTGTACGCCGATGCGCTGAGCGTGCTGCTCAACGACCCGCAAGCCCTGGCGCAGCGAGCGCCTAAGTTCAGCGAGGGCTTTTTCCGCTTCCTGGACCGCAAGCCAGAAGTTAAGCGCATCTACGACGAGATCACCAACGAGATCAAGTCGGGCACGCAGGATGCCGAGATCACCAAGCGCCGGCGCGAAGGCTACATGAAAGGCGAAGAGGCGAAAGCCAAGGAACTCGAAGACCGCACACGCGGCCCCCTTGGCCAGCTGGACATGGTTCGCATCGCCTTCCAGGACAAGGCCGCGGTCGTCAAGGCGCTGGAGGCCAAGGCGCATCGGACCGGCCTCCGCGACATCGACGCCACCGAAGCCGTCAACAGCGCGGTCTTCGGTGGGGCCAGGATCGAATACTACATGCAGGATGTCGGCAAGGCGAAGAAGACGCTGGATGCCAAGCAACTGTCGGCCCATGACTTGTCAGAGTACATGGAGATGCAGCGTATCGCCAACGAGCGCAAGGAAATCCTGAACCCCATGGGCTTCGGGCCGGAACGCGCGCAGCGCCGCCTTGACGAAATGAAGCAGGACTTCGGGCCGGAACGCTACGCCGCCTTGGAGCAGGCGCACAAGCAGTTGTGGCAGGCGCGGCAAAGCGTGATCGACCTTCTCAGGGAATACGACATCTTCTCCCCGGCGCTGATGAAGAAGATCGAAAGCAACGAGTTCTATTCGCCGTTTCATGTTGTCGAGTACCTGAACGACGCGCACGGTGCGGGAAGCGGCCTGAAGATATTGGCGCAGCACGGCACGCTGAAGCCCGTGGCGGCCGGGGCGGGCGAGATGATCGAACAGGACGCCGGGCTGATCCGTTCGGCCTATTGGAACAACGCGAAGAAGTCGGTCGTGGAGCTTGTTCGGGAACAAGACCCATCAGCCATTCGGAACTCGGAACGCAAGTGGGACGGCAAGCGTCTGACCGTTGTCGAGTCGAAGGACCCGCGATGGAAGACCGTGTTGTGGCTGGAGGGCGGGGTACTGAAGGGTGCGGACATGCATCCGAAGTACGCCGCGGCGGTCGAGCGGTCTTCGGATTCGCCCGTGCTGAACATGGGCGTCAAGGCATTGCGGGCCGTTGCGAACCCGACGCGCATGGTGTTCACCGTCGCCAACCCTGGCTTCTGGACCTTCAACCTGATCCGCGACTACCAGCGGGCGGCGATCAACCTTCCGGGAACCGGCCCGTTCCGGCCGAACTTCATCAAACAGTATCTTGGGGCCTTGCCGCACATTCTGCGAGGCAACAACGATCCCCTGGTCCGCGAGATGCTGAAGGGCACCATGCTCATCAGCGTGCATGACACCGCGAACATGAACCAGTCGGACCTGCACTTTGAAAGGCAGCTGGCGCAGTGGAACAAGACGCCGAGAGAATGGGAAAGCAACGTTATGAAGCCCGTGCAGTCCTTCATGTCGGCCGCGCTGGCCGTGAAGGACAGATTCTTCGCCATTAGCGCGGGCATCGAACGCTTGCCCAAGGTGGCGGGCTATAAGTACCTGAAAGAAAATCAGGCGCGGCTTGGCCTGTCGGATGCCAAAATCGCCAACATGGTGCGGGAAGAGGTAGGGTCTCCGGCTTTCCTTACTCAAGGCGCAGCGACGCCCGTCACGAACAACATCTTCTTGTTCAGCAACGCCATGATTCAGGCGACGGTTTCAGACGTGGCGGCCATGCGAGGCGCGCACGGCAAGGAGATCATGTTGAAGCGCGCGGCCTACGGCACGGCCCCGAAGGTGCTCATGTACGGACTGGCCTCCGGGGCGGTTATCGCCGGCCTGAAGGCGATGGGGTTATCGGATGATGACGAAGCCGTGAAATGGGCAACCGGCATGAAGAGGATGTACGACGGCATCAGCGAGTACAACAAGACGAACTATACGTCGATCCCGCTGGGCATGACGCCTCAAGGCAAGACTTTGTTCTTCCGCACGCCCCAGGATGAATTGTCGCGCCTGATTGGCGGGCTGGTATGGAAGGGCCTCCAGGCCCCGCAGCGTCCGGGCAAAATGGCCGAACAGTCTCTCGCCTACGGCGCGGGGCAGGCCCCCAGCCTGAACCCGATCTTCGGCGTCTTCGGCGATGCGGTATCGTTCTTCGCCGGTCGGAACCCCTACGACGAGTTCCGCGGCCAGGAGAAGATCGGCAAGCGGGCATGGGAAGAAGGCTGGCCGGAGCGACACAAGGCAATGGCCAAGGCGCTGTGGCGCGACCTCGGCGGCTCCATCGTCTACGAGTTCAAGAGCGATCAGCCGGGGGAGATACGCACTGAACTGGAACAAGTGCTCGGCGCGCCAGTGGCCAGCAACCTCATGGGCCGGTTCATCAAGGTTTCCGACTACGGCCTGAGCGAACAGGCCAAGCAAGCGGCTGAACCCGTCCAGGAGGCCCGCGCCAAGGAGTTGAGCGCCGTGGACCGCGCAATGGTCAAGGCCAATGCGAATCAACCTCTTACCCAAGAGGAAAGTGATCTTCTGATAGCCAACCAACCCTACGTAAAGAGTAAGCTAAAGGAGCAAGAGGAACGCCGCCAACGCGTGCCGGAACGCTTTGGCAAGAGCAAAGCCGAGAAGGCCGCGATACAGGAACGCTTTCAGCAAAAATAATTCCGATTTCGTTCTTGACTTCCGTTCGCCGCGGGTGTAGGGTGTCGTCCAGCGGTGAACGGGAGAGGCATGCCAACCTTCATTCCAGATTCGTCTAAACTCCTCGGCGGGTGCCCCATCAACGTGCCTCCGTTCACCGCGGATCGCATACCCGCCGATGGTCTGGAGTGGTCGCGTGGGGGCGACCATTCCTTTCCTTTATCAACTCTGATTCTTTTCGCCCTCCTGACCGCGGCTATCGCGGTCCTGTGGGCAGTGGTGTAGGAAACAATCATGGCAAAATGTTGTGGCGCAATCTTCGAGACATCGTTTTGCCCAACGTGCGGCAGACAACTATATGTGGATCAAGTTGGCCAAGTCGAAGAAGGTCAAGTAACGTGAACCTCTCCCTCACCGTCCCGGTCTCCATCGACCCGACCGAGCCGGACCTGACCCTTGAGGTCGAGTGGCAGAAGCTGATTCCGGCCGACAGGTACAGCCCGGAGGAAGGCGGCTACTGGCTGCCGGTGCCGTCGTCGATCCGCCGCGTGGACGGCCTGGCGACGCATGACGCGATAGAGGATTGGTTGTTGACTGCGGAGTTCTTGGACGCGGTGCAGGAACGGGCGAATCATGTTCACGGTGACTGACGAGACGGACCGCGCGCGGCCTATCGGGATCGCGGTGAAGGAGAACCTGGACGAAGCGAAGGAGATCGCACGAACGCGCCATGCGGGCAAGAAAACGATAGTGGTGCGCGACGAAGGCAAGCGACTGGTCTATCTCATATCGAGCGAGGCCGTGCATGAGATCAGATGCGGGAATGACCATGTTATCCCGGAAGACAAGGGGCCGTGCGGCGTCACGTTTCCCGGGCCGGGTAGTGCGTATAGTGATGACGCACTTAGGGTGCGACATGAATACGACCGCGCGGCACGAACATACGAGGAAGCTGAATGGGGCAAGCCGGTTCAGACGACCGCAGAGTGCCAGCGGTGGAACGACAGGAATGCATGGAAATTACGAACCGAACAACTGCCGATGGGCAACTAAATCCCAACAGTTAAGCAACCGTCGTTCGTATCATTGTCCCAAAAATAAAGGAGTTTAATATGATGGAGGGACTCATTAAGGGGATGAAATATCCCCCGCGAATCATCCTATACGGACCGCCGGGCGTAGGAAAATCTACGTTCGGAGCGGACAGTCCATCTCCGGTGTTTCTTGCGGCCGAGAACGGAGTGGATAACATCCCTGTGGCGCAGACGCCGAAGCTGAAGACGTGGCAGGAAGTGCTCACATGGGCGCGGAGACTTTCAACTGAGAAGCATGAGCATCAGACGGTCGTGGGCGACACGATCAACGCCATGGTGGAACTATGCGCGCAGGAAATCTGCACGACGCAGTTCGGCGGCCAGTGGGCACCGAAAAAGGGCACAGAGAGCTTCCTGTCATTCGCGCAAGGCTGGAAGTCGGTCAGTGAAGAGTTGCGCGCGCTTCTGGCGCTTCTGGATGTCTGCCGCGAAAAGGGCATGACGATTCTGCTCCTGGCCCACACGGGAGTCGTGAACGTCAAGAACCCCATCGACGGCGACTTCGGCAAGTTCTCAGCCGACATCGACAAGTACCCGTGGGCGCGCCTCTCGGCATGGTCAGACATCATTTTGCGGGCCGACTATGAGTACAGCGTGGTCAAGGACCAGAAGAAGGCCCGCGCCGTGGGCACGAGCACGCGGTGGATGAGTGCGGCGGGGCACGCCGCGCAGGACGCGAAGTGCCGCGTCGGCTATGAACTCCCGGACCAGATGCCGCTCTCCTGGGCGGCCTTCGCGGCAGAACTCGGCAAGGGCAGCGCGACGCTTGCCGAGATCAAAGAGTTGTGGCCGATTTTGACCGCGGACCTCGCGGCCAAAACGCTGGCCAGCCAGAACGTCGCAAAGCTGGAAGACCTCAACATCACACAGGCCCGCAAGCTCCTTGATGCTCTGCGTCGTAAGCACGCAGAGAAGGCGGCGGCGGAACAGGCAGCGGCGCCCGTGGCCGCGGGAGGCAAGTAGCCATGGCAGACTTACACCCAGAAGGCGTCTACAAGGCTGAAGTGCTGGCCGCAGTGCTTGGGGAATCCAAGACCGGGAAGCCGCAGATCATCGCGGACTTCACGACCGAACACGGCCGGGTCCGCGGGTACTTCTCTCTGAGTGAGAAATCCGTGGAGTACACGGCCGAGAAGATGATGGCCATGGGCTTCCGCGGCCCCTCTTGGAGCGACGTGAACCTTGCGGCCTACAGCATGGTCGGCAACAAGGTCACGGTCACGGTGCAGCACGACGAATGGGAAGGGAAGTTCAGCGCGAAGGTCGCGTTCGTGAACCGCGAGGACTACTCGCCTGAACTCCAGGGTAGCGAATTGGCATCGGCGAACGCCAAGAAGTTCGACGCGATTCTGCACGCCGTCCGGGCCAGGGTGGAGAAGGGCGAGAAGCGCCCGCCGGCAAAGAAGGTAACCATGGTTGCCGTCGCCCTTCCTCCGGCGACCCCTGGCGTGCAGGAAGGCGACAGCAGCATTCCGTTCTAAGTGGGGGAAGGGGCCGGTCGAAGAAAGGGACCGGCCTATTTTAAGTTTTTCCTTGACTTTGCGTATGGACATAGGAGATATGATGAAAGTCCTTACATCCTCAAGTTTATCAAAGTTTAGAACTTGCCCACGTCTATACTTCTACGAGTTCGAGTTGAAGCGCCTGCCGGTCAGTGAAGGCACGGCGCGCGGATTCGGGAAGTTGGTTCACCGCGCCTTGGAAGCCTGGTGGACAGGCGGCCTGGAGGCGGCCGTAGTAGCCATGAAGGCCGAGACCATGGACGAAGAGACGGCCACGAAAGTCGCGGCAATCCTGGCGTGCTACACGCCGCCGCGCAACCTGTATGACGTGCTGGCGGTCGAGGAGCCGTTCGAGGTCAAGATCGAATCGCCCTCTGCCGGCCGGGCGTTCTACGGCTACCGATTGGCTGGAAAGATTGATTTGGTGCTGAAGGAAAAGGCGACAGGCGAGGTCGTGATCGTGGATCACAAGACCACGGTATCCGAAATCGTAGGCTTCGGAACCTACTGGTCTGCGCTCCAGATCGACGGCCAGATGCAGAACTACTGCCTGGCGCGCGGCGCGACGAAGTTCATCTACGACGTGATCCGCAAGCCCGGAATCAAACTCTGCGGCAAGGACCAGAAGGAAGCCGCGGCCAAGGGCATCACGGCTGGCGAGGCGTACATGATCCGCGTGCGAGCCGATATGGACGCCGCGCCCGCGGAGTTCTTTCAGTGGCGAGAACACCAGAAGCTCGACAGTGACATTCAGGACGCCCGCCTGGACCTATGGCAGCAAGTCGAGATGTTCCGAGCCTGTGAGACCGACGCCCGATTCCCGCGCAACTGCAATTCATGCGTAGGCAGGTACGGTACGTGCGCATTCCTGGACGTCTGTTCGGGACGGGCAAGCATTGAAGACAATAACCTGTTTCGGACGAAAAGTGAACAGCATGAGGAATTGGCTGAGACGTTCTGATCTTGGGCGGCGCGTGCTGGCAATGAAGATTGCCCCCCTGAGATGGGGTCAAAAAGACGCGCCACTGGATAGGGATACGAAGAACTATCCGGTGATACCTGGCAAGGCTGAAAATGAACAGCCCGGAGGCGTGAGGTATCTTTGCTGGTTTAGATTATTAAACCAGTGCCGGTAAGAATCCGGCCACGCGCCGCCCTTGCTTGAAGACAGGAGCAGCCATGCCAACAGATTCGCGCCAATATCTGACCTACGATGAGGCGGTTGCCCTGTTGCCCGACGGAGAGGATATTCACACCTTCTTGAATCCCAATGGTACGCTTCTCGGGGCAGATTGGCCACGACAGAAGATTCTGGAGGCCTTACGCGCGGGCAAACCCGAACTTTCAGGAATGCTGGCTTCGCGGATGAACCATGGCATTACGATGTGGAGAGAAGGCGGCGGATTTCTGTTTATTGCAACGAGAAAGAAACTGGAGTAGCCATGCGCAAGAGAATGATGCGGTGCAGAAGCGCGCCCGGTTGCAAGTGGCATCGGAAACATGAGGACTACGCGTGTCCGCGGCTGCGTCCGCACGCA